AGCTAACCCGGGCCTCCCCTCACGGGGAGGTAACCCTGCGCCAGCCGACCGGAGAACACCGCCATGGCCCTGCCCCGCAAACTCAAGAACATGAACCTTTTCAACGAAGGTAACAGCTACCTGGCCGTCGCCAAGTCCGTCACCTTGCCCTCCCTCGGCCGCAAGATGGAATCCTATCGCGGCGGTGGTATGAACGGCCCGGTCAAGGCCGATCTGGGCTTCTCCGACGACGGCATTCAGCTGGAATGGAAAACCGGTGGCGTTGATCTGATCTCGCTGCGCCAGTTCGGCACGATCAAAGCGTCCGGCGTGATGCTGCGCTTCACCGGTGCTTTCCAGCAGGACGACACCGAAGAAATGAGCAGCGTGGAGGTCGTTGTGCGTGGCCGTCACGAAACCATCGAAATGGGTGATGCCCAGCCGGGTGAAGACACCGAGCACAGCATGACCACCACCTGCAGCTACTACAAACTGATCGTCGACGGTGAGGTCATCATCGAAATCGACCTGCTCAACTTCGTTGAGATGGTCGACGGCAAAGACATGCTCGAAGCCCAGCGCAAGGCTATCGGCATCTAATTCGAATGGCCCTCGATCGAGGGCAGCCCCCACCTCCTGGAGAACACCATGCCTACACCTGAAACCGCAAAATCCGCTGTTACCGCCCCCGAAGAGAACAAGCTCGACGACAACACCGTTGAGCTCGACACCCCTATCCAGCGCGGCAATCAACTCATCAGCACCATCACTCTGCGCAAACCTTGCGCCGGTGAGTTGCGTGGCATTCACCTGGCCGAGCTGCTGAACCTCGACGTGGCCAGCCTGATCAAGGTCATCCCGCGCATCAGTTCGCCTGGCATCACCGCCCCCGAAGCTGCCGGCATGGACCCTGCCGACCTGCTCGCCATCGGCGGCAAGGTCGTCGGTTTTTTGCTGCAGAAGCAGGCGAAGACGGATGCATCCCTCGTTGCGTAGAGGACGCCATGGCCGATCTGGCCGTGGTCTTTCACTGGGCACCAGCCGACATGGATCGGCTGGGCCTGCAGGAACTGATGGACTGGCGCGAGAGGGCGCGGGTTAGGAGTAGCGCCGATGGCCAATGATCTACGACTTCAGGTATTGCTCAATGCCATCGACAAGGCCACCGCGCCACTGCGGCAAATCAGCCAGGGCAGTCTTGAAACTGCTCGATCGCTAAAAGCCGCTCGCGATCGCCTCAAGGAACTCAACACCCAGCAGAAGGACGTCAGCGCCTGGCGCGAGATGCAATCAGCTAACCGCGAGACAGCGGCTGCGCTGGAGGCCAGCAACGCCAAGCTGGGCGAGCTCAGCCGCGCTACAGCCAAAGTGCGCCAACAACTGGCCCCCACTCAGGCACTGGTAGAAAAATCCAAACAGAAATTTGATGCGCTCAAGGACACCCAGGGCGAGCTGAAGCGCGAACTCACCAGCTCACGCGATGCCCTTGGGTTGGTCCGTGATGAGTACACCAAGGCACGCTCCCAAATTGCCGCCCTCAACGCCGTGACCAGTCAGGGCAACACCCTGACCGACAAGCAGCGCGCGGAATACGAGCAACTGACCACGGCTCAGCGAGCCCGCAAGGTCGAACTCGATCAACTGGCCGCCAAGGAAAAGACGCTCGCCGAGCGCTACAGCGCTGGCAATGCACAACTACGCACTGTCCGTGCGGGCCACTCCAATCTGCGCGACGAGTTACGCCGGCTTGAGCAGCCGCACAAAACTCAACTCGCCCTGTTGCAGCAACAGACCAACGAGTCCAAGCGGCTGGGCGAACGGTACGGCCAGCAGAACGCCAAATTGGCCAGCCTCGGCGCTCAGCTCAAGGAGGCGGGGATCAACACCAATGCCCTCGGCGCCCACGAGCTCAAACTCAAACGCCAGATCGACAGTGCCAACCAAGCCATCAGCACTCAAAGCGGTCATCTGGAAACGCTACGGCGCAAACAGGAGGCGTTGGCGAAAGCGCGCAGCACCTACGACAAAACACAGAGCACCGCTGGCAGCATGGCCGCGTCCGGTGCTGCAGGCCTCGGTGTCGGGTACGCCGCCAGCCGGCCGGTGGCGTCAGCCATCAAGGCTTTTGCCCCGAACGAAGACTCCGCCACTCAACTCAAAGTGTCGATGATGGACGACACCGGCAAGGTCTCTGAAGACTTCCAGAAAATTACTGACCTTGCGACTCGCCTGGGTGACCGCCTGCCCGGCACCACAGCTGAGTTTCAAGAAATGATGACCATGCTTCGCCGGCAGGGCTTGAGTGCACAAAGCATCCTTGGCGGTACGGGTGAGGCTGCCGCGTATCTCGGTGTGCAGCTCAAAATGCCGGTCACAGAAGCGGCCGAGTTCGCTGCAAAGATGCAGGATGCCACTCGGACCAGTGAGAAAGACATGATGGCGCTGATGGACACCATCCAGCGCGGTTTTTACATGGGCGTCGACAGCGGCAACATGCTGCAGGGTTTCAGCAAAATTTCCCCAGTCATGGACACCATCAAAAAATCAGGACTGGAGGCAGCCAAGGAATTGGCACCACTCCTGGTGATGATGGACCAAGCCGGTATGGAAGGTGGCGCAGCAGGTAACGCCTTTCGGAAAATCTTTCAGGCCGGCTTAGACAAGGACAACATCAAAGACGTCAACAAGATCATGGAGATCGAAGGAAAGCCGATTCGTTTCAAGTTTACCGACGACAAGGGCAACTTCGCAGGCTTGGAGAACCTTTATGCCCAGATCGAAAAGTTAAAAGTACTCAACGATGAAGATCGTACCTCAGCAATAAAAAGCCTTTTCGGCGACGACGCCGAAACCATGACCGTTCTCAACACCATGATGAACAAAGGGTTGGCGGGCTACCAAGAGGTCCAGCAAAAACTCCAGGCACAAGCGGATCTGCGCAAGCGGGTCAATGAACAACTCCAGACCCTCAGCAATGTCTGGGAAGCCGCAGAGGGTAGCTTCACCAACGCCATGGCGGAGTTTGGCGCAGCGGTGGCTCCTGAACTTAAAGACTTGATCAAAACCCTGGGCGACGTCGCCAATGGTGTCGGGGCATGGGCTCGTGAAAATCCGCAGTTGGCAGGCGGACTGGTCAAGGTCGTGGCGTTAGTCGCTGCCTTGGCCTTCGGCTTTGGCGGCCTCGCCCTGACTATGGCCAGCCTGCTCGGCCCATTCGCCATGCTGCGTTATGGCATGACTCTGTTCGGGATCAAGGGCGGCGGCGCATTGAGCATCGGCCGGCAACTGCTTCCAACCTTCACCAATCTCGCAAAATCGGCGGTACCAATGTTGGTGTCTGGGGTCCGTGTCCTTGCAACGACTTTGTCAGGGGGGCTGCTTACCGCATTGCGCACAGTCAGCATCGCGCTGTGGGGGCTGGCAGCCAATCCCGTGGTCCTGGCGATTGCCGCCGTTGTAGCCGTACTTGCCGGCGCCGGCTACCTCATCTACCAAAACTGGGATCAGGTGAAGCTGTACTTCGCCAATGCCTGGACCGAAATCAAGGCCGGCTTCAGCGGCGGCATCGGCGGCATTCTTACCACCCTGGCCAACTTCAGTCCGATTGGGCTGATTTACCAGGCCTTTGCTGGAGTGCTGAGCTACCTGGGTGTGGATCTACCGACGCGCTTCACCGAGTTCGGCAACATGATCGTCAACGGCCTGGTCAACGGGTTGATGGCCGGAGCCGGACAGATCAAGGAGGCCATCACCTCGATCGGTGGCTCGACCATCGACTGGTTCAAGGAAAAGCTTGGCATCCACAGCCCATCGCGGGTCTTTGCCGAACTGGGCGGCTTCACCATGGCCGGCCTGACGCAGGGGCTGCAATCCGGTGAACAAGGGCCGCTGGATGCCGTCGCGCAAATTAGCAAGCAGCTCACCAACGCGGGTTCGTTCGTGATGAATGCGATCACTGGCCCGTCCTCGATGGGAGAGCAACGCACCCCGGCCGAGGCCGCTGGTGTGGCTCAGCCTGTCAGAGCCGCTCAAGCCATTGCGCAACCAACCGCCAGTGAAACCAGCGGCGCCGGCTCGGCCGTTCTGGGGATGTTGACCAGCCTCGGCAAACAGCTCACCAATGCTGGCGCGTCGGTAATGAGTGCAATCGTTGGCCCCTCCGCCACCGGTGAACAACGCTCCCCGGCCGAGGCTGCCGGTGTGGCTCAACCGCTCAAGGCGGTGCAATCAACTGTGCCAACGGCCGGCGAACCCACTGGGGCTGAAGCGGGGGTTCTGGCGACGTTAGCCTCCCTCGGCAAACAGTTCACCGCCGCCGGTGCCATGGCATTGGGGAGCATGGCGGCGCCAGTCATGGCCATGGGCACGGCTGTAACTCCAGCGATTGAGATCGACAACCGAGCCCCAGTTGCACCACAGGCCGCAGTGACCTACGACAGTCACGACCACTACGAAATCAACATTCACCCCACCCCGGGCATGGATGCCCAAGCCGTTGCCCGGGCCGTACGTGCTGAGCTGACCCGTATCGATCGGGAAAAGTCTGCCCGCAAGCGCAGCCAACTGTCCGACCAGGAGTAACCCGCATGATGCTTGCCCTCGGCATGTTCGTTTTTAGCCTGCACACAGCTGCCTATCAGGAGATGCAACGCCAAACGGATTGGCGGCACTCCAGCAGCAGCCGCGTCGGTACCAACCCGGCCCGCCAGTTCCTAGGCGTTGGTGAGGACGCCATTACCCTCCCCGGCATCATCCTGCCCGAGCTGGCCGGTACCGTCTTGAGCCTCGACGCGCTGCGCCAGATGGCCGGTACCGGCAAGGCCTGGCCCATGGTCGAAGGCACCGGCCGATTGTGCGGACTCTGGGTGATCGAAAACCTGACGGAAACCAGAACCATCTTCTTTCCCAACGGGGCCGCGCGGCGGATCGAATTCACCCTGAGTCTGAAGCGCGTCGACGATGGAAGTGTTGATCTGCTCGGGGCCGCCACTGGCGCCGGCTTGAACATTGTAAGGGGGCTGCTGTGATCGATGCCGCGATTGCCCGGGTAACGGGCTACGTAAAAAACGCACTGGAGCAAGCACGCCGCGATGCCGCCTATGCGGTACCGGCGTTTCGCCTGACCGTCGATGGTAATGACATCGCGCAGTTGATCAGTCCGCGGCTGATGAGCCTGGAGCTGACCGACAATCGCGGCATCGAGGCCGACCAGCTCAGCATTAGGCTCAGCGACCACGATGGCCTGCTGGCCATTCCACCCAAGGGCGCCACTTTGCGACTGTGGCTGGGCTGGAGTGATACCGGCCTGGTCGACAAAGGCACCTACACCGTCGACGAAACCGAGCACAGCGGCGCACCCGACGTGCTCAGCATTCGCGCACGCTCGGCAGATCTGCGGACAGGGCTCAAGTCCAAACGCGAGCGCAGCTGGAGCAATACCACTCTGGGTGAAGTGCTGGGTGCCATCGCCAGTGGCAATGGTCTCAAGGCAACGATTGCCGAAGCCCTGGGCGGTCTACCCATCCTGCAGCTCGACCAGGCCAATGAATCGGATGCCAACCTGATCAGTCGCCTGGGCGAAGAGTTCGATGCCGTGGCAACGGTCAAAGCTGGATGCCTGCTGTGCATGCCAGCCGGCGGTGGCAAGACGGCCAGCGGCAAAGCGCTGCCCCATATCACCCTGGCCCGTGTCGATGGCGACCAGCACCGATACCTGCAAGCCGATCGCGACAGCTACGACGGTGTGCGCGCCTATTACTACGACGTGAATAGTGCAAAGAAACAGGAAGCCATTGCCGGCGGCGGCGAAAACCTCAAAGACCTGCGCCATACCTACAGCGACCAGCAGTCCGCTCTGCGGGCTGCCCGTGCCGAATTCAATCGCCTGCAACGCGGCAGCGCCACCCTGAGCTACACCCTCGCTCGGGGCCGACCGGATCTGATCCCGGAACTGACCTACACGCTGCAGGGCGTGAAAGCCGAGATTGATGAAATCATCTGGTATGGCGGCAACGTGCAGCACAGCCTCAGCGCCGACAACGGCTACACCATGAGCCTGGATCTGGAGAGCAAACTGCCAGAGGACACGGTGGAGGACCTGGCAGAGGAGAACAAGGGCGATTACACAGGGATCATCGCGTACTACCACGACCAGAAAACCGGGAAGGAAAAAACGATCACGGCGGGAGATCAGACGAAGCCAAGGCGCCTTAGGTGGCTTTACGCTAGCGAAAGAACTGCAAAACGCGCTGTTGATCGAGAAAGTTTGAAGCTAAAACAAACTCTTTGACTAAAATCCATCATGAAAACTTTTTCGATGCAAAACAATGAGTTACGCACAAATCTTTGAAGGTATTGGCAAAATGCCTTCACGGGAGTCACACTACCCCTTCATGCATTCGCTTAAGGGATTAAAAGATGGCTGAACCACGCGCTTTTATCAGTTTCGACGTTGATAACAACAGCACTCACAAAACATTATTTGCAGGTCAGGCCTGGAATTCAAAAACTCCTTTCCAACATGAGGACTGGTCTGCCAAGAGCTCTATGCCGCAGGCCCAATGGGAAGCAATCGTAAAAGAAAAAATAAACAAGACTCATCTACTCATCGTCTTAGTTGGTCGTCATATGGCAACTGCGACTGGGGTTGTTAAAGAAATAGAAATGGCCCGCTCCCAGAATGTACCTATCTTTGGAGTTTATGTTGACGACGCCGACACTAATAGCCCTCTACCTGCGGGCCTTAACAGAAATCGAGTGATCAGTTGGACATGGTCTGGTATCGCAAGCGCGGTGGACCAGATGATGGGAGAAGGAAAAAACGCAGTCAAAGCCTTATGAAGAAGGCTCTAGTTGTAGGGATAAACTATTACGAGAAGCTAAACCCACTATTTGGATGCGTAAATGATGCTTACGCAGTAAACCAAGTTTTGGAGCGACACATGAATGGCGAGCTAAACTTTGACGTCAAACATGTAACATCAGTAGACGCAGCGAGTTCTATCACGCGCAAAGAACTGAAAGAAAACATAAAACAACTTTTTGAAGACGAATGCCAAATTGCGTTATTTTATTTCGCAGGACATGGCCACATTGAAGAAACTGGCGGTTATTTACTGACATCCGAATGTACTGAAGGAGACGATGGACTGGCGCTTCAAGAAATACTGGAACTGGCAAACTCGTCAAAAGCAATTAACAAAATAATAGTATTGGATAGTTGTTACTCAGGCGCTGCAGGCACTCAAAAATCTCTTGGAGAAAAAGCTCTTTTAGCAGAAGGAATGACTATCCTTACAGCATCCACCAAAGATCAATATGCAGAAGAAGCTAATGGCTCCGGGATTTTTACATCTTTGTTTGTAGATGCATTAAACGGGGGTGCAGCAAACCTTCTCGGAGACATAACTCCTGGCAGCATTTATGCCCATATTGATCAGTCGTTGAGCCTCTGGGAGCAAAGACCAGTATTCAAGACCAATGTCAGGGCATTCACATCATTGAGAAAAGTTTCACCACCAATCCAACTTTCAGAACTCCGCCAAATAAATGATTTATTTGAAACCCCAAATACTGAAATCGCGTTAGACCCCAGCTTTGAGCCTCAACCGCCCGCACCTAATCATGGAATCAAACCAGATCCTGAAAACAATCGGAAGTTTGCAATTCTTCAAAAGCTGAACCGTCTCAACTTAGTAAAACCTGTAGACGAGGAGCACATGTACTTTGCTGCGATGAACTCAAAATCCTGCAAACTCACCGTACTCGGCGAGCACTACTGGAAACTGATTAAGAACAAAAGAATATAAACACTCACAGGAGTATGGGATTGACAAATGAAAAGCTATTTCAGCATTACGAAAAAATCTACTTTCACGAATTAGCGAGGAAGGAGCAGATATTTTCTAGGCTAAGCATCCCATTAGCGACAATCATTGCAATCGCAGGTTTTTACTCGGTAATCATCACGGGTGATAGAGCCGCGCTAACACTAGGCGCAAAGATATGGTTCCTAACAATAGTTGCAGTATCGATAATTGTACTAGGCGTAGGAATCTATTTTTTCATTGATGCGCTTCTAGGCAAGGTTGATGAAAATCTGCCCGCACCCAATACGATTGAAAAATACCGATTAGATCTAATAGATTACTACAGCGATGAAGAACACTCAGATGCAATAGTAGCCGAACAGCTAAACAAGTACTATTATGAAAACTACATGAACTGCGCAACAATATGCACAATCAATAACGACAGAAAAAGCTCAAGCTTATACTACTGCAATGTATTTCTCATACTCTCAGCTGGAATTGCCGTTATAGCTTACGCTGTAATTACAATACCAAAACTTTAGGAGCAAATAGTATGACGCAAAAACCACCACCACCTCCGCCTCCTCCAACCCGAGCTGTAAGAGGTAATGTTCGTCCTCCGCCCCCTCCACCGCGTCCGTCGCCGCCACCAACTAGGAAAGAGTAAAAAAACAACCCGGCATTGCCGGGTTGTTTTTATTCATCTTTCTGTGCTTTATGCAAAACCTCAACACACCTCAAAATATTTTTCTGGTTAGCTAAAGACAACATCCGAAAAAGCGACAAAAGCAGAACCTCTGTCGTATTCAATTCAGTCTCGCGATTCTCCATTTGCTGATTTTCGTCGCTGGGCTTGTTAGACACGGCGCTATTTCTCCCCTTATCCATGGCATGCAAAAGTGCATACGTATGGAAACCTTTCGGACGGAGCGGGAGGTGCGACCTTCATGCAATGGGACAATTGCTAGTGGCACTATCCAGCGTAGGAAGGGCACAGTTTCATGGCGCGTTCGGTGATCTCGCTGTAATCCATTGTGGTGCCAGGCACGCTGGTGCTTGGTTTGGTAATCGATCGCCCATCGAGCCATCCATTCTTTGATGCTCTGGACCGCGCGCTCCCATTCAGCGCATACAGGTTCCCGTCTTCTGTTCTCACCAATGCCGAAGGTGGGCCATCCTGACAAAGCAGGTCGACCTTCTCGGCAGTGAACGGCCATTTCACACCGTACTCGGCTTGACTGACTGTTTCGGTTTTTTCGCCCCCACAGCCAGCCACAGTCAAAAAGACCGGGATCATCAAGTAACGCATCATTTCCTCCCTGGAATTTCTTCATTTAACTCCCGGCTTAGATACCTGAGCCATCGCGAACGCCAGGTGTGCAAGCGTGCCACGATCCCCATCGGACATTTCCCGCATATGTCCCAATACCGTCAACTCGGTATCACTCAAGTTATTGACGTCTGTATCTACGCGCGAGCCGGTCAGCACGTAGTGCACGTCAACTCCAAGCTCTTGGAGCCCAGTGAGATAACGCACATCGGGGGAGCTGGATTCAAGCTCATAGGCCTTTTGAGTCCCACGGCTTACCCCTGCGGAAACGCCGAAGTCGGTCTGGTTTTTACCTAGCCGCTCGCGTTCTTCCCTCAGACGTTCACCTACCCCTAAAGAAATGAGCATTTTTTTGATCAATATAAGTTGACTTGAGCAGAAATCTGACCAAGAATCCTTTTCGTCGAACACAATTAAACACGGACGAACACTATGCATGCCCTGCAGACCCCCGAGCAAGCCCGCGCGCTTCTTGATCGCGAGGGTAAAAGCATTGCCGAATTTAGCCGCCAGCATGGCTTGAACAAAAATCTGGTCAGCGACCTGCTGAACGGCCGTAAAAAAGGTCGTCGTGGAGAAGCACATCGAGCAGCTGTATTGCTCGGGATCAAAGACGGCCAGATAACAAACTAGGGCCTCTGGCTCATGGAGGAAACCAGAAGATGAAACGTCCAGTTCTAGCGAGTCGAAAGGATGTCATCAGCGCCGTTATTGGCGCTTATCCAGGCGGTCGACTCTATGCCGCGGCTGACCTCGGAATGCCTCTAAAAAAGTTTGATAACCAGGCATATGAAAACGCTGGCAGTCGTCCACTGAGCGACGATCACATTCATCGGTTGGAGCAGGTAGCAGACACCAGCTTTCTACCGGACTACATCGCAGCCAAATACGGCGGCATGTTTGTCCCCGTGACAGCCTCGGCCGATCTGGACAACGTCGAGTTATACAACCGGTCAGTCAAGGCCGCCGCCAAGCGCGGCATGGTGGATCAGATCATTGCCAAGGCGCTGGACGACGGCGTCATTGAGTCCCGCGAAGCCCAGGCAATCATTAATGCCCTGATGCATTACATGTCCGCCCGCTACGCCGAAGTGCTGGCGACCATCCAACTGCATGGTCGCGGGTTTTCTGTATGAACCTACGCACTCAGCCCTTACCGAGACGAGCCTTGATTTCTTTCAGTGCCGTTGCGACGTCGTCGACGGCGAAGCGAATGTCCGCCGGTTTCACCGATAGTCCAGGAATGATTCCCGAGGCAGTCAATTTCTCGGTCTCCTTTCCTCGCATGATTTCTAAAAGTGCCTCATATCGCTCAGCGAAACGATGCACCAACTCTTCAACTTCCTTTTTCGAGTGAATAGCCATGAACAATCTCCTTGAAGAAAACCGGGAACAACTCATTGAGCTGTTAGCAAAAGCACAGAAACGACTGGATACCCTAAAGGAAACCATCAGGACGGCCAATGGCGACCTTGCGGGTATGGATATCCGTATCGCAATTGGCGATGCAATCACCCCCTTGAATATTGCCTTCGAAATTGCCGAGCCAATCTGAGCATGAGCACATACAAGCTGGTTTGCCCCCATTGCCACGGACGCATGCGCATCCGCACCAGCGAAGGCACTCACATTTTCCTGCGTGTGGCCTACCTGCAATGCACCAACGAGGCCTGCGGCTGGTCGGTCCGTGCTCAGTTTGAAATGACCCACGAAATGAGCCCAAGCGGTATGGCCAACCCAACGGTAAAGCTCCCAGTTGCAGACATCACCCTACGTCGCGCGGCGATGAAAAGCGCCGACGATCATCCTGACCTGCTCGACCAAATGGAAATGGAGTGTGCGCAATGAACCATGAACAGCTTGATCACGACTATCGCAGCAGCATGCAACGAGCGGCGTTCGCCTACCTGCAACGGCACGAAGCGCAGCACCTGGTGGACTCAGATTTGCTCTATGAAAACTGTGTCCGGCATATGACCACCGCTCTGGAAGTACCGGTGTTTATGGCGCAGCAACTGGTGCACAACGCCTGGACGGAATTGCAGGTGGTCAATCAACGCAAATGGATCGGTGTGGACTGGGGCAACAGCCCCAGTTGCAACGTCGTCCACCTGATCGACACCCGGGCAGACCTGCGTTACCCAGTTTCGGCGAGGCTGCTACCACAAACGCTGCTCGCCCAGCGCGACACCGTACACAAGCACCACCCTCAGTAACCCCTTTTTAAACACTCCGCCCTGCCCCGCTTCCCGTGGGTTTGGGTGAGCTTTGCCCGCAATCCGAGGTGGACCATGGAAATCGACGTCGCCATCACCGCAAAGCTGCCCCGCGAACAGGCTGAAGCCCTGCTCTCGGCACTGCGTACGGACTACAGCACGCAGCTCAATGAGCATTGGTACGACGACCGTTTTCGCATGATCCCCGAAGGTTTGCGGCACGGCTCGCTGCTGACGGCCTTCCCGGTGATGGCCGCTCAAAAACGCCTGATTGGCGCCCTTAAACACAGCCTCGACGAAGCGAAGTAAGCCACGATGGAAATGGAACAAAGGCTGCGAGCCGACGTCATCCAACGCATTGAGCGGGACTACCAGCTCAAGCACATGCCCGGCACCAACTACATGCGCAAGGGTGTATGCCCCGCGCCAAGTTGCGGTCAGAAGACCCTATACACCTTCTACGATTCGCCCTGGACATTGATCTGCGGCCGACCGGAAAAGTGCGACCACCGCGTCCACGTGAAGGACGTCTACGACGATTTGTTCAACGACTGGAGCAAGAACGCCCCTTCGACACCGGATAATCCCGTCGCCACAGCACGCGCCTACCTTGAGTTTGCGCGGGGCTTCAAACTTGAGCAGATCGCCGGTTGGTTCACCCAAGAGAACTATTGGGATAGCCGGCTGAACATTGGCAGCGCCACGGTGCGTTTCCCCCTGGAAAAAGGTGGCTACTGGGAGCGCCTGATAGATCGGCCAGACCGATTCGGCAAGATGAAAGCGCGCTTCCGTCCCACTGGCGAAGGCTTGCCCGGTTACAAAGGCGTCTGGTGGTGCCCGCCAAGTTTGGACCTGCTGGAAGTCGAGGAGCTGTGGATCACTGAGGGCATCTTTGACGCCATCGCGTTGTTGCACAACGACACACCGGCCGTGTCGATGATGTCCAGCGCCCCCTGCCCGACCGACTCGCTCAAGGCTTTGGTGAAGCTGCGTCACGATGCCGATAAGCGCCTACCAGTGCTGGTGTGGGCATTGGATAACGAGCCTGTCGCCAAAGCCAACACGCGCCGCTGGGCGAAAGAGGCCCGCGACCTGGGCTTCACCTGTAAGGCGGCGGTCATCCCTCAACCCAACGGCAAAAAGGTCGACTGGAACGATCTGCACCACCGCTGGAAATCGATCGAGGGTGACGACAAGCGCGCTGAGCGAATCGAGCAGGACCTCGACGAAGCCCGCCATCACGGTGACCTGCTGCTGGCCGATTCGGCAGAGGAAAAGGGTTTTCTCATCTATCTGCGCGATGAGCGCAAGGAGTTCCACTTTTCGTTTCGCAAGCGCCTGTACTGGTTTCGGCTGGACCTTGAGAGGTACGACCGCGCCATGGGCGATCTGGAGAGTTCAGACCGGCATGAAGACCAGTTGCTCAGTGACGAACAGCGGCGTTACAAGGCGTTGCGCCAGTCAGGCTCGGTGACCAACATCGCCAACTGCAATTTCCAGGCGCTGTACTACATGCGCAACGACTTGACCGATGAGGCCTGGTACTACTTCCGTATCGAGCGCCCTCAAGGGGCAGCCATCAAAAGTACTTTCACGGCCAAGCAGCTCACCTCGGCACCTGAATTCGCGAATCGCCTGCTCAACGTCTCCAATGGCGCGATGTTCGAGGGCAGCGCCCAGCAACTGAAACGGATTCTGGCGCCCCAACTCGACTGCCTGAAAACCGTCAACACCATCGAATGGATCGGCTACAGCCGCGACCATGGCGCCTATGTCTTCAACGACCTGGCCTTTCACGGCGGCAAGGTGCAGGTACGTAACAAGGAAGACTTTTTTGACCTCGGCAAGCTGAGTATCAAATCGCAGAGCCAGTCGCCAGTACTGCATATCAACACCGACCTCAATGCCTACAACGAAGGTTGGTTTGACATCTACTGGCGCTGTTTTGGCGTACAGGGCGTGGTGGTGTTGGCCTGGTGGCTGGGCGCGTTGCACGCTGAGCAAATCCGGCAGATCCACAAGTCTCTGATGTTCCTGGAACTGGTGGGCGAAGCCGGCTCGGGTAAGACGACTCTGGTGGAGCTGCTGTGGAAGTCGGTCGGACGCACCGATTACGAAGGTTTCGACCCGTCCAAAGCGACCGCCGCAAGCCGCGCGCGCAACTTCTCGCAGGTCAGCAACTTGCCGGTGGTGCTGATCGAGTCGGAGCGTGAGCAAAAGGAAGGCCAGCCGGTTAAACACTTCGATTGGGACGAACTGAAAACCGCCTACAACGGCCGCAGCGTTCGGTCCACCGGCGTGAAAAACAACGGCAACGACACCCACGAACCGCCGTTCCGCGCTGCCCTGCTGATCGCGCAGAACAACCCGGTGAACGCGTCAGAACCCATCCTACAGCGTATCTGCCATGTCCATCTGACACGCGAGCACCACACACCTGAGACCAAGCAGTACGCCGAGCAGTTGGAGCGCATGCCGATGGACAGCATCAGCGGCTTCCTGGTCAAGGCGCTGCAACGCGAAACCGAAACCATGCGCCTGATGGAGGAAAACACCTCCGGCTACGAACAGGAGCTGCTAGCCCAACCAGGTGTACGCACCGTGCGTATCGCCAAGAACCACGCCCAGCTGCGCAGCCTAGTGGACGCACTGGCCGGGGTGGTGCCGCTCGGCGAACGCCGTAAAGCGCTGGCGCACGCCGAAATCAGCCGCATGGCCCTGGAGCGGCAGCAGGCAATCAACGCTGACCACCCGACCGTGCGCGAGTTTTGGGACCTGTACGAATTCCTCAATGGCATGGACGAGAAAGGCGCGCTCAACCATGCACGCAAAGACGGCCTTGTCGCAGTGAACCTCAACGAGTTCGTCGAGATGGCTGCCAACAAACGCCAGCAGGTTCCCCCGCTCAGTGATCTGAAGCGCCTGCTCAAGACCAGTAAGTCACCCAAGTTTCTGGAGTCGAACAAGCCCGTCAACTCGGCGCGGTCGTTGGACGCTTTCGACAAACCGAAAACCACTCGCTGCTGGGTATTTCAGGGCGTGTAGGGGCTGCAACCCCTCGACACCAATCACTCAAAGGAGAAGCACCATGCACGTACAAGTCATCACCGGAGGCACCCGAGAGGGGGAAACCAATCGCCTTCGACATTTAAAAGAGCTGAAGGCCTGGTTCAACGAGTCCGGAAAAATTGTTCACGCCGAAGCCTACGCCCCAGCCGGCCTGGTCGCGATTCTGGAGGTTCGTGCGGTAAGTGATAAAGAAATCCTGGTGCTGGAGTGCAGCCGGGAACAGATCCAGGCAGTCCTTGAATGGCAGTCAGCAACTGATGAGGTTGTTGAGTTTGAAAACCTGCTACTGCACCTGGTGCGGAAGCAAAACCCAACCGGCGAAAGCCAGTAAGAAGGTGGTGCCAAGGGGCTGCAACCCCTCGACACCGACCACCCAAAGGAGAAGCACCATGCAAGTGAATCAACCCCAAGGCGGCACCGTAGAGGCTAACACAACGCCGCTGGCAATCGGCGATACGGTTAGCTACGTCGCAGTGAGCGGTGGCGGTCGGGAATACCGTCTCAGTGCCCGTAAAGGCGTGATTGTCGAGATCGATGGCAACGTCGCGACCTTGCGTGCCGCGAACGGCCGTAGCATCACCCAACCACTCGACAAGCTGACACCGGACGGCCAGCCCAACGCGCTGACCCGCATGCTCATGGAGGGCCGCTCATGATCAAGCGCACCCTCACCCACTTCCATCTCTGCTGCGGGCTCGGCAGCGGCGCCGCCGGCTTCAGCGACTCCAAGCCAGCCCTAGGCCCCGTGCAAGCTGAATGGCGTTGCCTGGGCGGAGTCGACGTCGACCCGGCTGGCTTGCGCGACTTCCAAATGATGACAGGCGTACCGGGCACACTGATGGATCTTTTCACCCGCGAGCAATACACCGCATTCCACGGCCAGCAGCCACCACCAGGTTGGAAGGAAGCCACCGCCGAGGATCTGCGCCGCGCCGCTGGCAACGAAGATCCTGACGCGGTGTTTATCAGCAGCCCTTGCAAGGGCGCTTCGGGCCTGTTGTCCGAAACGATGAGTCAGACGCCCAAGTACCGTGCGCTCAACGAGCTGACGTTGCGCTGTGTGTGGTTGATGTGCGAAGCCTGGAAGCACAATCCGGTGTCGTTGATCGTGTTCGAAAATGTGCCGCGGCTGGCCACCCGTGGTCGCTACCTGCTGGACCAGATCACCAAGCTGCTCAGGCATTACGGCTACGCAGTGGCTGAAACCACCCACGACTGCGGCGAAATTGGCGGACTGGCCCAGAGCCGCAAGCGCTTCTTGTTGGTGGCCAGGCAAATCGAGAAGGTGCCAGCGTTCCTATACGAGCCGGAAAAGCGCAGCCTGCGGGCCGTGGGCGACGTGCTTAGCCGTATGCCACTGGCTGGCGATATCGATCAGGCTGGACCAATGCATCGTGTGCCGGCGTTGCAGTGGAAAACGTGGGTACGTCTGGCCTTGGTGGAGGCCGGCAAAGATTGGCGCAGCCTGAGCCGGTTTGCGATCGAGAACGGTCACTTGCGGGACTTTGTAATCGTGCCCGAATACCGCGCCGGCTATCTCGGTGTGCATGAATGGCAGGACACTGCTGGCACCGTTGCCGGCCGGTCGACCCCAACCAATGGCAAGTTCTCGATCGCCGACCCTCGGCCTGCCAGTAAATTTGAATACACCCAGTACGGAGTGCTTCCCTTCGATCGGCACTGCGGCGTTGTCACTGGGCAGCGAAGCCCAGGACAAGGCACATTCAGTGTTGCTGATCCTCGACATACCGGGCCAGCCAAGCACAGCAACGAATTTCGGGTTGTGCCTTGGAATCGTTCGGCTCAATCAGTAACCAGCGCCCATGGTTCTGGGCACTGCGTCCAAGATCCGCGCCGGGTCGGAAATGGCTTCGGCAAGTACTTGGTCACCGACTACAGCAAGCCAGCCGGCACCGTCATCGCCGGCAGCACCACCGGGCAAGGCGCTTTCGCCGTGGCAGATCCCGCCTACAAAAACTGGCACCCGAACGCCAGTACGCAAAAGCTGCGCATCACGTCCTGGTGCGACAGCGCCAAGACCGTAACCGGCTCGCAACAGGTTGCCAGCGGTGCGTTATCGATCGCAGATCCGCGCCCGGGAATGTCGCGCACCAAGGGAGATGCCTACCTGACCGGCGGGCACTATGGAGTGGTCGACTACAACACGCCGGCCGGAGCCGTTTCCGCCAGTGCATGTCACGACAATGGGCGTTGGTCAGTGGCAGACCAGCGCATGCCGGCAGCCAACGACCGGCTGACCTGCATGATCACCAGCCTCGACGGCACTTGGCACCGCCCTTTCACCACTCTGGAGCTGGCCGCACTGCAATCATTGTTTGATCCAGAGGACCACTGGTCAGCAGATCCACAGACCGCCCATGAAATCCAAGTAATGCAGCGTGTGCGCAAGATTGAACAGGCGGGGGTCTTCATGCTGGACGGCATCAACGACGGCAACCACAGAGAGCGGATCGGCAACGCGGTACCGCGCGCGGCGGCAAGAGCGATGGCCGATGTGTTCGGCATGACGCTGCTGCTCTCCGAGGCCGGAGAGACATTCATGCTCAGCAACGTGTCGATTTGGGTGCAGCCGGTGGCGATTGCGCTGAGCGTGACTCAGCAGGAGGTTGGCGTATGACCGTATTTCTGCTGCTTTACCTGTGCACGGATACGACCCACACGGATTGCCAGGTGGTGAAGGCTGATAGCTGGAACGGCCCTTACGCCTACGAGCAATGCGCCGATGTCATGCCAGGTCTGACCGAGGCGCTGACTGCGTCAAATCGGAAACGACATCGGTTCGTTTGCGAGATTCAGGGCGACGGGGCGAAACCCGCAGAACACAAGGCGCCGCCAGCGTTCATTCATAAATCGTTTCGGATGTGAGGGAATAGGGATGACGCATAAATGCTACCGACGCGACCCAAGCGTGAACTCCATCACCGACCTAGTGACCGATGAACAGGTTCAGGGGGAGTTCCAAGGCACCAACTTCGGGCACGACGACTACCGTGGCCTGCTAGCCCAAGGATGCATCAAGGCCCTGGCCGGCTGGCACCAAGGGCACACGCTGACCACCATCCTGCAAGAGCTTCGCTTGATCAGTTGGAACAGGCAGTCGGGGAAAATCAAGGTTACCGCCAAAGGTCGCCACTACATTTGGCTTGCCTTTAAAGGCCGTCCGGGAGTTCAGCTATGAATACAGCCTTCATTCTTATGGCCCAATACGACGGTCAAGTGATTATCTCGCTGGAGCTGGTGTGCCGGGATTACTTCACGCACCTGACGCCGGAGATGTTCCAGCGCAAGGTGATGAGCGGCCAGATCAAGCTGCCCATCACCCGCCTGGAAGGGAGTCAGAAATCGGCCAAAGGCATCCACCTCACTGACTTTGCTGCCTACCTCGACCTACAGCGCGCTGCCGCTGTAAAAGAGCACAACCAGCTCAACGGGATAAAACACGCCGTTTGAGCCACTTCTCTGATGCGGCGCCCAGTTGGACGGGCGCCCTCAGTATCTTTTCGTGCCATTCCCAGCCCACATAGCGATCACCCTTACCGCGCAGGTGGGTGTAACGCCTCATTGAATTCCAATCCCGGTGCCCTGAAACACTCGCCACACGCGGGATATCCCAGTCCATTTCAAACAGGCGGCTGACACCTTCATGGCGAAGGTCGTGGAAGTGCAGATCCTCGATGGTTAAAAACTTGCAGGCTTTCGCCCAGGACGTGGAGATGGATTCAGGGCTGTAGGGGAATATGTCGTCGCCGGCCTTCGGCATTGTTTGGAGGATCTGCCACGCTTCATCTGGCAGGTAACACCAAACATCGTTGCCGATCTTCTGCCCGGGGTTCTTCATGTCGCGCACCAGCACCCGCTGACCAGATTCGTCGACGTCCGCCCAGCGAATACGGGTTATTTCATCCAGCCGGCGGGTGGAAAACAGGGCAAAGCCCACGACTTTCAGCATATTGATGACGGTCGGACGCCTCGCCTGCATGTCCTGGTAGTACTTCAGCACCCTTTCCAACTCGTCCAAAGTCGGCCGGCGGTTACGCTCCCGGCTTTTCAGGTTGTAGCCCAGCTTGCGTAGCACCCGCCTGGCGCCGCCCATGGCGAGCGGATCAACCTGGTAACCCCATGCGTCTTTGGCAATCGCCAGTACAGCCCCGAGGTGGGCGAGGTCATTGCCGGCGGTTTGTGGCTGAACCCCACCACCCTCCGGACTCATCCGCCAAAGTGCGAAATCGACCAGGCACTGAGTATTGATATCCGTATCGGTCAACTCGCCCAGGTACGTATCGCCGATGGCGTTGAGTGTCGCTCGCTTGGTCTTGCCCAGCGGCCGGGCTTTCTCGACTTCGACCAGGTAGCGATCGGTCATCTCTTTGAGAGTGGTACCCTTGCGGCTCGCCCGCTCGATCGCACCAGGCTCATCCAGCTCCGACTCGCGCTTACGCGCCCAAATCTGGGCGGCCTGTTTTCGGGCGAAGGTCTGGCTCTCTTGGTAGACTTGCACTCCGTCGCGCTTGATGCGGATCTGAGCCGTGTAGCTCACAGTCCCATCTGCCAGTTTTCTTGCCCTGATAGTCGCCATATCGAAAGTGGTACGCGTCAGTTTTTGAGTGGTACATCGTACCACCGAGACTTAAAAAACGCCTGAAAACGCCCCAAAACACGCTGAAAACACGTTGAGTAAAATGATTCAAAAACAGAGCTTTAGCCCAGCAGAATCAAGCCCCGCACTGTCTCGGCGCTTCAGCGTTGCACCCATGATGGACTGGACCGACCGCCACTGCCGCTTCTTCCTGCGCCTGCTGTCGAAAAATGCCCTGCTCTACACCGAAATGGTCACCACCGGTGCCTTGCTCAACGGCGATCACGAGCGTTTCCTGCGTCACAACGAGGCCGAGCATCCGCTGGCCCTGCAGCTTGGCGGCAGTGTGCCGCTGGACCTGGCGGCGTGTGCGCGCATGGCGCAGGAGCATGGTTACGATGAGGTGAACCTGAATGTCGGCTGCCCGAGCGATCGGGTGCAGAACAATA